GGAACTGGCAGGCCTGAATGGGGTGCAGAACCGGGAAAATTGTACTTTGTAATTAAATTAAAATGACCCGCACGACCCGATATTACCGCCTCCTGCTAAGATACCGCCATTCGGTATTGCCGTGGGCGATGTTTGCAGGAATTAAACGAGTACAGGACACAGACACAGACTAAATGCGACCAGAACCAAAACTACACCAGTTGATTACTATGCTCGAACCTTGGGTATGCGAGCAGGTTATATTAAAAAACAAGTACATGCATTTTGAAGGTGGACAAAAAAACTCCTTTAGGAAAATGAACCTTGCAGACCTAATTAGCACAAGACGATTGGGTGATATTGTGCGTGTCCGAAACTGCGTGATTTATTATTTTATGACCCGAATGTCTGGCGTTACATGTAATATGCTTGGACGGTACTTCAATCGTGACCATAGTACCATTCTTCACGCGCGTGACAATGCCGATGCCATGCTGTTTATTGACGACCCTGATTATAAACGCATCTGGCATTCATTGGACGAGCATATTAAAATATCGGGCGTTCAGCGTGAGGTTGATGCACAAGCTGCTGCTATTGAGAAGGCAGAGCGTGAGGCAGCAGAGTCTGCTAAGGCTGATGCCAAGCTATCTGCTATGGCAAAACTCCAGGCGCTAGGCTTAACCGGAGATGAGATCACTGCTATCCTTTAAGTATGAAGATAGCTGTATACACAATAGCACTAAATGAGGAGAAGCACGTTGAACGATGGTATGAGTCCTGCAAGGATGCAGACTACCTACTCATCGCAGACACAGGATCAAGCGACAACACAGTTGAGCTTGCTAGAAGTCTTGGTATCAACGTCTACGAAATATCTGTTTCGCCATTTAGATTCGACGATGCTAGGAATGCGTCGCTAGCTTTACTGCCAGCTGACATAGACTACTGCATAGCCCTTGATATGGATGAGGAGCTAGCCCCAGGCTGGCGCTCAGCGCTAGAGAAGATTGACCCTAGTATTGATAGACCTTCATACCGACGTATCGAAGCCTTCAATGCAGACGGTAGCCCGAACCTAGAGTTTAATGGGTTCAAGATTCACCGCCGTCAGGGTATCAGATGGCATTACCCAATACACGAAGTTCCTCACTGGTACAAAGAAGAGGAAGAAGTAAAGGGTTACGTCGAAGGTTTTGAGATTCACCATAGACAAGATAAGACCAAGTCTCGCGCTCAGTACCTAGAGATGCTAGAGCAGGCAGTCAAGGAGAACCCTGACAGCCGTAACTTGTACTACTTAGGTAGAGAGTATTACTACTACAAGCGCTTTGATGAGTCAGCTAAGACTCTCAAGCAATACCTAGAGACAGCAATCTTCCCAGAAGAACGCAGTGCAGCGTGTAGAACGTTGTCATCGTGTGAGCCTAAGAAGGCAGAAGAGTGGTTGCTACAAGGCATAGACGAGCACTACAACAGAGAGTCAGTCCTTGCTTTAGGTCATCACTACTACCAGACAAAGCAATGGGAAGAGTGCTTGCTGATAAGCAAGAAGGCACTAGAGATCACCGAAAGACCTATGGGTTTCTTGTCGGAGAACTGGGCGTGGGGCCATATGGCACACGACCTGATAGCAGTATCTAGCTGGCAGTTAGGTGATTTCAAGACTGCGCTAGAACACGGTCTAAAGGCGTATGAAATATCGCCTGATGATGAACGATTAAAAAGCAACATCCAATTCTATAGGAGCAAAATAGATGCCAACACTGAGTCAGCTGATGTCCGAGGTGCAGACTAACCTACAAGGTTACTCACTTCGACAGGACAGAATCACCAACCTTGCAACCCCTGGTGGCATTTCAGCCACAGACCTGACTATCAAGATTGGTCAAGCTGACAACCTGGCTAAGGGTCTAGTACAGATTGACGATGAGCTTATCTTCGTATCAAGCTTTGACCGTCAGAACCTTACGCTCAATGTGATGCCAGGCTTTGGTCGTGGCTTTATGGGAACAACACCTAGCCCACACGCTGAGAACGCACAGATCACTTTGACTCCTACCTTCCCAAAGGTAACGATTGCTCAGGCAATCAACGACACCATCAACTCCCTGTATCCAAAGTTGTTCGGTGTATCGTCAGTAACATTCCCATTCAACGCAGCACAGATTGCATACCCACTACCGGATGATGCACGTGACTTGCTCTACATCTCTTGGCAGACACCTGGTGCTTCCAAGGAATGGCTCCCAGTAAACAAGTGGGGCATCGACCGTATGGCTAACGTAGCAGCATTTAATACTACTAAGGTGGTTAACCTCTATGACGCGATTGTCCCTGGTCGTACAGTGCAGGTCTATTACTCCGTTATCCCAAATAGTCTCACTAACAGCAATGACGACTTTGCTGCTGTTACGGGTCTACCAGAGACCTCACGAGATGTCATTACCCTTGGTGCTGCATACCGACTCCTATCGTATCTTGATACAGGCCGTATCAACTTGATGTCAGCTGAAGCTGATAACGCAGATACTAAGTTGCCATCAACAGCTGGAGCTACCGCATCCAAGTACATCTTTGCGCTATACCAACAGCGCCTACAAGAAGAGTCAACCAAGCTTCAGGATCGCTTCCCGATCCGAGTCCACTACAGCCGATAAGGAAAACCAATGACCCGCCTATACTCCTCAATCTCAGTAGAGACAACACTGCAATCTCTCCTCACAAACTCGGCTACGACTATGTCGGTCGCTACAGGTACAGCTACCGCACTTCTTGGTGGCGTAACTCTTGCAGCTGGCAACGTAGACCAGTTCACAGTAGCTATCGAGCCTGACACTATCAACGAAGAGATTGTCTTCATCACAGCTAACTCTGGTGATAACTTCACTATCGTTCGTGGCCGTGCTGGAACATCAGCTATTGCCCACAACTCAGGTTCTCTTGTGCGTCACGTACTTACATCTAATGACCTTGATTACTTCAACGATGCTATCCAGCCTGCAATTGTGACGGCTAAGGGTGACATCATTGCAGCTTCTGCTGCTAGCACACCTGTACGCCTACCGGTAGGTACAGATGGACAGGTACTTACAGCTGACTCAGCACAGCCAAAGGGTCTTAAGTGGGCAACACCAGCTACTGGTGATGTAACACTCAACGGTGTCCAGACTCTTACCAACAAGACTCTCACATCACCTGTTATCAATACAGCTAAAACAAGTATTGGGTTTACTGCCAACACTACAACCAGCTATGTGCTAACAGCTGCAGATCGTGACAAGCTAGTAACGCTGTCTAACTCAAGCGCTAACACTGTCACCATCCCTAACGGAATCTTCTCAGTAGGCCAGTCAGTCAACATCCAGCAAATTGGTACAGGACAGACAACCATCATCAACGATGGAACAACTACCTTTACTGGTACAGGTACAAAGCTCCGTGCTCAGTACTCAGCTGCCACAATCATCTGCACAGGAACCAACACATTCACAGTTGTCGGAGATCTTGCATAGTGACCCCAATCCTTGGCATTGCAGCGTCTGGCGGTAACAAACCAGTAGTGACCGGTGGCACGCTTTACTCAGATTCAACATATTATTACAGAGCATTTACCACTAATGGAACTCTAAGTGTCACACGAGCTAACCTTGCAGCAGATGTTCTTGTTATTGCAGGTGGTGGTGGAGGAGGAGTCAGTACCACATCAGGTGGTGGAGCTGGCGGTTACCGCTACTTCTCTGGTTTAACACTAACTCCTGTTAACTACGCTTGTACAGTTGGTGGCGGAGGTGCAGGTGAAACTGCATACGCAGCAAACAATCAAGCAAAGGGAGGCAACTCTTCCTTTATTGGTGGGGCATTATCTTACTCATCAACAGGTGGAGGTAAGTCACCTGGAGGAGCCGGAGGCTCCGGTGGTGGTATTGGAGGCCTAGGAAATGAAGGCGGCTACAGCCCTGTAGAGGGTTACAACGGTGGCGGTCAAGGCGGAGCAGGATTTGGCTACAGCGGTGGTGGTGCTGGTGGAGCTGGCACAAATGGACCATACCCAAACACAGGTAATGGTGGTATTGGATCTTCCGCTCAATCTAGCTGGGGTGCAGCAACTGGCTTAGGTCAGAACGTATCCGGTACTTACTACTTTGCTGGCGGTGCTGGCGGTGGTGACGATATTTTCCAAGGTCTTTACGCAGGTCAAAATGGACTTGGTAAGTCGGGACCTGGTGGAGGTGGTGCAGCAGGTTACCGCCTAGGAAACGGTCTGTACTACGCAGCAGGTAATGGTTTAGACGGTGTAATTATTGTTCGATACTTGAAGACGGCGGTGTAATATGGCATACGGTTCAGACATTACAGATGCAATACCCTACCCATTATCGAACCCATCAGGTGGCCAGAACTATGCAGCTACTGGCGTCTCCTATGACATCGCTATTGCAGGTCAACCGTTCTTCCTGAACAACACAGACGAGACACCTAACCGTCGAGTCACAGCACAGTACCGTAAGAATCAGGTTGATATGACACGTGAGCCTGGTGAGCAGACGCTCACAGGTTGGTGGCTACGTAGTCAGTCTACATTCCACTATGGTCAGGGTATCAAGTTCTTTGAGCCAGCTCAGGATGAGTCACTCCGATTCCAGTACACCTGGTCTAAGGGTTGCAACATCTGGGACAAGGGGCAGGTCACCCTGCTCAAGGATGTAGACACTACTCACGTTACTACAGGTAACCTACAGCCTAACAAGCGTCCGTTCCAGATTATGCGATCTATTCGCTACAGCAACAAGGATGCAGTTCTTCTTTGGGATGAGTACGACGTAGACAAGATTGAAGCAGATGGAACTCTAGTTCATTTCATTGACTACAACGCTGGTACCTCAGCGCCTGTCTTTGCCATCTGCGATGATGGAACCTATGCCTACTGGGTGACCAACGATGCTATCGGTGGCAAGCTACAGGTCTGGAAGAAGGCGCTAACAGCTACATCTAGTACCGCAGGTACCTTGATGTTTGACAAGCCAGGTATCACCGTAACTAACGCTGTAATGGAGTACACCAAAGAGCGTATTGTTATGGCAATCAATGACTCTGTCTATGAGTTCTCTACTACAACAGCTACATTACCAACTGCTGTCTACACCCACAATGACCCAGACCACGTATTTACCAGCATCACATCTAGTGGTACTGCTATCTATATAGCTGGCAATAATGGTATCCAGTCAAACATCTACAAGTTTACGCTGAACACATCAGGTGCTATGCCTACGCTGACATCTGCTATCACAGCAGCTGAGCTACCAGTAGGCGAGACTATCTTCCTTGTAGCGTAAGGACCATTCGCTAATAGTATCTGTGCTCATTCTTCTACCTCTTTACTAAACTCCAATTTACCAATGTGATTAAAACCTTTGCCCTCATAGTAAGCAACCACTCTAAACAAGTTGCCACAAGTGCAAGCATAGATTTGCCCTACTTGCCATTTACGATCAGCTTCAGGAAGTACGCAAACGTGAAAATCATTTGATGAAGTGTATACAGTTCTCATTCTTCTACCTCTCTACCGTATTCATCGTACTGTGGTACGTAATTGTTACTAATATACCCAGCCTTTGCATCCCTGGCTAGCATTGAGCCGAAGGCATTACGGTCTGAGATTTGGCAAGAGCCATAGTTCACATTCAACCCTGCGTAATCACTGGCATCAGCTGTGTGTGGACCGAAGCGGTTCTTAACAGCAGCTACATTCAGCTCAGCATTGAATGGGTCATAGCCTAGAGTAAGGATGAGTGCCGGTAATTGGCTTACCTTGCCGTGGATAGCACGGCGTGCAGGTGGCCTTGTCGGTGATCCATACTCAGACTGTTCTGATACGTGGTGTAGTACCAAGACACAAGCCTCAGTCTTACGTGCCATATCGTGAAGCTCCATCATAATAGCTCGCAGTCCAGCCCATTCATTATCTGTCTCGGCTGCTACGTTCATTAAGTTATCTATGATGATTAACTCTGGTGCCTCACCGTAGAGTTCTACGTAGGCTTTAATCTCTAACTCAATATCATCTAGTGATGGTGATGAATCAAAGACCCACTTGATGTGCTTCAGTTTGTCAAAGTGTTTATCGTAATAGTGGCTGTCTGCCGATAGGCTCTGCTCAACTGTTACCTGATTATGACCAGACAAGTGTGCTGCTGCACGCATCATCACGGTAGTAGTATCAGTATCAGCTGAGAAGAACAGGGTAGGTACGTTCGCCTTGATCGCATAGACCAAAGCAAACATAGACTTACCAGCGTTAGGTGCGGCAGCTACCATACAGACCTGTCCTCTGCGGAACTTAATCTGCTTGGCAGCTAGCCCATCCCATACATCAGGTAAAGGTGTGGCCTTGGTGAGGACTGTTCCCCACGCCCGCTGTAATGTCAGCAATGCCCACCTCCTTCACGATTATATTGAGTCGCTTGCGTAAGGGTCTGCGCTCACCTTCGGTAAGCCCACCCCATATGCCGTAGTACTCGTGCTCTAGCCCCCATTGTCTGCACTCAGTCTTATGAGTACAGCTATTACAAACACTTATAGCTATCTTGACTTCTTCTGATTGAGCGTTGACTGCCCGTACTGGGCCATCACCTGCAGCTCTCTCAGGAAACCAGAAGTCTCCACCTACTGAAGCGCACCTTGGACTCTCATAGTTCCAAGGCTCGCGCATCTTTTATCGGATCCAGATAGCGTCGCACTTGTCTGGTGCACCCTTTGGTGCTGAACACATCCAAGCCTTCCAAGGACCCTTAGCTGATACGCCTTCCTTGTACTGCATTGCACCGTGGCGACAAGCGTTGCCACCTGCTGGTGCCTCTGCTGGCGCAGCTACTGGTGTAGCTCCTGGAAATGCGTTGGTGATTGCAGCTACTGCTGATGCTGTTGCTGAACCACCAAGGTCTGCACCTGTTGACTTAATAAGTGAAGCAACCATACCGAGGTCTGTAAGACCTGCCTCTAGTTCCTTCACATCTGTTGCATAAAGATTGATGAGTGTTCCGTCAGATAACTTGTAGTTAATCTGGAACTTTGTTGTATCTGGTGCAGCCATTTATTTTCCTCCTGTAGTTTTAATTGTGAGTCTTACTGATTCGTTACCAACAACCTTCGGTACGAACCCGAGAAGCTTTTCAACTTCCTTACTGTCAATAGTCTCACGACCTTTAACAGTTGTCCAACTTATTTCTATACCGGACTTAGTAGTTCCAGTACTTCCTTCTAGTGAAACCTTAAAGGAATCCCGTTCCTTCTCCAGCTCTTTAATCTTTGCATCTAACTGTAAGTAGTGCAAGGCATTCTTGTCAACTTCTTCGTCCTCAATAACTACTTCACTAAGGACGATACGTTCTTTTTTTAAACCACCACATCCCATTA